GCCCGTATCGTATATTACGTCCCAGCCTATGAGTCTGGTGGAAGTGCGCGACTTACCTATGCAGGCCATAGCCACATAGCGCCCTTTTCCCCAGCTACCGCCCGTAGTTGAGAACGGGGTATTCTCTGTTCCCGCCCAATATACGGCGTCCCATGTGGACGTATTAGCATCCCATAGCGCGGTAGGCGCTCTAGGGGGTAGTAGTAGCTGGAAGGAACTGGCTTCTTCGGTGTCGTAGTCGTACCGCGCTTGGCAGCTATAGGTAGGGGTGTCTAAACCTACAAAATCAGGACGTATTAGGCTGACACGTTTAAACACGCCCGAGGTACCAAAGGAGTTAAACGACGTTAGTATAGAAAATTCTATATCGACGCCGTTTCGGTCTGCATCAAACGGGTCAAGCTCTACATTATCTACGTTTACGTCCATTACGGCTACGCGGTTACCTGTTAGCCCTATGATTACGTTATCCTCGTAATTGGTAAACGACAGCATAGGAATATCACGCCACAACCCCCAGCCCTTAGTGGCTAGGTTAAAGTAGTATTGTATAGGGCGCTGGTTAGACACTGTAGGAGTAGTAATAAGCAGCCCGCCTTGACTTGGTATGTTGCTTATCCCCCAACCTCTGTCACGTATTTTATCGGCCATATCACGGCGTAAAAGGGCGGCTACCTTGACAGATATACCCGACGCCTGCTCATCTGCTCGTAAGCTGTTAGTGTCCACCCCTACTAACAGATCGTTCATACTGATAACGCCGTAAGAGGACAGTAAGAAAAGCTGGCCCCCTTGCTCAGTACCGAAAACAGGGGTGTTAGGTATCTCACCTATAAAGTAACTGCCTTTTACCGCCCAATCTTCGCTAGTGGGGTCGCTGCCTTGATACGGCAATACGTCACCTGCTTGACTAACCGCGACTAGGTAATCGTCTACACCTTCACCGCCGTCCACTGTCCAGTTAAACAGCCCTGCCAGTGTGCCGCCGCTACGAAACTTAGAGCCAAAATAAAAAGGGGTTACCGCCCCCGCTATGGCACCTATATCCAAGTAGTAGCCTGCTGTACTCTCAGCTTCACTAAACCATAACCGTTGCTTATGCGACATAACACAACGAATATCTGCTACGTCCACGCCCGTAATACCTGTAGGCGCTTCCCATGTATCAGCGTCAGGGTCGTATTGAAAAAGCCCGTTTCTGCTGTCGGCATAAAATAACAGCTTATCTCCTGCGTCACTGGTGTAGTGGCAGTAAACGCCATACCCCGCGTCTGTCGATGTGTCAGAAAAGGCTATTTTTAGTACGGGGGTGCCGCCTAAATCGGTGGTGTCGTAAATACCGTCGCTGGTAACACTAAAAATTCTGTCGTCTGAAAGGTCAACCGATACGCCAGTGTACGGTATAACGGTTGTAACTCCGTTGCTGTTACCTTCGGTTATACCCGTTTGCCACTCACGGTAGCCTTGGCGTACTTTCATACCGTACTCATAAGGCAGCATGTTATAGCTGTAAATACAAGTGCTTACGTCCTCTGCGCCTAAACCTTGGCGCACATCAATGCCTCCTTGTGGCGCGGGTAGTCGTGCTACTTGGTGTGTGCGCTGCTGTGAAGCGTTTAAACCGTTTGACCCGTAAGCGTTACTTATCATAGGCCGAAACCCGTAATAGGCACATTATCGCCGCTTATCATAGGAATCTGACGACCTCTGCGCCCCATATTTAATACGGGTGCTGCGGTGTCGTGACCAGTCAAAAACGCAAAAATCTGATTGTAGTCTGCTTGTGCTTTAGTTGAATCAAAGCCGTTACTTTCCAACCATTTACATTTTAAAGCGCGAGTGATTAGCGTCCTATCAAACAACGGTACGTCTGTAGGCATAGTAACCTCAGACTTATAGACAGGGTTTACCTCGTTACCGTCCCACACCCAATTAGACGTTATGTACTGAAAATTTACCTCTAAACCTTCTGGTGGTGGGGTAGGGTAGATATTGTACTTACCCTCGGCAATACGAAAACTCGCGTAAATGGTGCTGCTACCTAAGTCACGACCCTTTAAGTACGCCCACGTTTGGTTATCTAGCGCCCGCATAGGTAAGCGGTTTGTACGCTCCCAATTAGTCTGGTTAAGCATGTAACCAAAATCAGCGGGTAAAGCGTACTCACCTGAATCGTTAAAGCCCGTGGTAAAACTGTAATCACGCACTAACAGTTCCCACGGGTACGCCTGCATCAATTCCTCGCCTGCTGTGTTAAGTAGGTATTGCATCTTAACAAAGGCGAGGTCTTGAGTCGCTAAAGGGTCAGGTATGGGCTGCTGGCCTACTTCCGCTGCTACGCGGTTAAGTATGGTTGTTGCGTTTATCGTGTTGTTTAGCGCCATACCCCACTCCTTTTAACTATCTTCTGTTTGTGCCGCTTTAGTCTTGCGACGTTTTCTGGCAACTGGTTCGGCTGGCTCGATAGGTTGAGGCGTAGCCATAGCCTCTGAAAGCTGTTTTATTTGCTCTTGCATTTCAGCTATCGTTACGTCCTGCTCTTTTATTCTAGCTTGTAGATTAGCCTTAGAGCCTTCATCGGCTAAAAACTTTCTAGCCGCTTCTCTCATGCCGTTACCGTTCATAAAGTTAGCTAGATGAGTATCGTTAATGTCTGCTAACTGCTCTACGGTCTTGACGTTCATAAACGCTAATTCTTCGGCTGTAGATCGCGGTATTTTACCCCATTCAACTAACGGGGTGCCCTCTAGCGGTAACTCTGTGCGCTTTTGAAACGCCTCATAATGCTTAGGGAAACGCTGTTTATCCCGTAACGTAGCGGGTCTAACTGCCTGCGGGTCACGCTTACCTGCTAAACGTATTTCTATGTACTCTACCTCTTTAAAAACAGGTCTGCCCAACTCCTTACTAGCTTCTAGGTCTTGACGTTGCCGATGCACAAATCTAACCAGTAGGGATTTATCTGCCTCCTGTTGGTTACTTGAGCTAAAATCTTCGGGGTTCGGGTTTGAATTTAACATAACGGTTTTTCCTCGTCGTAGGTTTGTGATTGATTGTTAAGTGTAGCGTTATTGTGTCACGGCGGCAATTCTACTAATTAATACCCGCACAGAAGGGCTTGTAGCCCAACCTGCTACAGCGGGTACACCAACACGTAAACCGCCTGAATCGTCCCCTGTAGTGTTTCTGACAATCTCAAAAGTCACTACATCACCTGCGGTTAACGTGCCGTTAGCTTCAAAGTCAAAAGGTATTTCAGTCCGTTGGTTGTCGATTATAGTGTGGCTAGTGTGCCCTACAGCTACGCCGTTTATTAGCCCTCTAGTGTAAATCTCCGACTCGCCAGTGTTACTCTCTCGCCCGACAGTGAACTTAGCCCGCATGGTGTATTCATCTGTCTGTAGACAGGTCAAATTACCTGCTGCGTCTAAATCAAAGTAATCGGTAGTCTGAGCGTCACCTAGCGTAACTTGAAGCGGTACACCTAACCCCGTTGGGTCTTGGTCTACTTCACTGGCCGCTAAAATAGCTGTCTCAATGATCACCGATACGGGGCCACCCAAAGCACTTTGGTCTACCTGCCGTAAAGGAAACCCTATACCCTGAGTCATTGTACCTACAGGGTCGTTAACGGGGTCTGAACCCCCTAAAAGTTTAAAATACGGCATAGGTATCCCCTACTTTTTGTACGGTTTAGGGTTTACTCGGCTGATACCCAACCCGTAGCCAAGTTAGCTAACGTAGCCTCGCCGCCGTCCACGGGGACAGAGCCGTCGCCGTTCTCAGATGGGACGCCTGCTTTAATAGCTACAGTGTCCTCACCAAGAATCTGGCTTGTCTGTGGTGTACGAGCGGCCTCAAACTGATCAGCTAAAGTAAATTGATCTGGTGTACCTACTACTTCGCCGCCGTCTATATTAACGCCGATACCGCAAGCGTTTGACGCTGCTACGTTAGCGCCATTGGTAAAACTGGCTTCGGGTACTTCGGAAGTACGTGCGGTTACTGCCGCTGTGTCCACGCAAAAGGTGGGTATTGATCTTAACAATTATTGACATATTACGCACTTTAAACGTGTTAGAGCCTGCTGTTGCGCCGTTTGCTCTAACTGCTACCTGAAGTGGTGTGCCAGTTGTACCTGAAACAACAAATTTGGTTTCTTCATAAAAGCCATTAGCTTCTGCGTTAGCTGTAACTGCAATATCTTCATCACCCCTAACATACATTTGAGCGCGTCCCGAAACGTAATCATAAATTTCAAATTTAAAAGTAACCTCGGCACCTTGAGGTAGCTCATCAATATCTTGTTTAGCTTGATCGAACTGATTGGAATTCTCAAAAGAATAATCATTTAGTCCAAGGCGGGTTATAGTTGGCGCTATAAAGTTAACTGCCTGCTCGCCCCACAAGTCATGCTCCCAAGGGTTGCCGTTTTCATCGTATGCGGGCACCACCAAGTCCTCTACAACACCTACAAGTGGGTAGTAGGTAGTGTTAGGCTCTGCAACGTAAAGGCTATCATACGGGTCAAATGATGGGATGACTCCATCTGGTACGTCACTTGTGCCTGTATTCGGCGCTATGCCTGTGTTATCACCATTATTAATAACATCATCAAAGCGAAATACTGTCTCGCCATTGTTGACATTGAAGTTAGCAATAGCACCCTCGTTTGTTTGACCGCTTGTATTATTAGCGCCTATCTTTGTAATGGTGTCGGTTTCGCCAATAGTGGTTTCAATAGCGTATGCTTCACCT